AAAGTACATGATGTATGAGGGAGAAGATACCAACACTATTGATCTATTGTATGAGAAACCAACTAAAGAGGGTAATGGTGTAAAGGTTATTGTACCTGTAAACTATTATGATAAAGGAGACTTCAGAGAGAAGATTAGAGAACAATTAGCTTATTTTGAGGATGTTTATTTTGATTGTGGAGACTTAGTTGATAATAACTTCTCTATATTCAGAAATGAATTGTTTCAGTTCTCTGAGCTTGCTAAGGAATCTAGGTTACATTTATGTTTAGATAATGTCTACTATCCTATTGATTTTCAGAAGCTTGGAATAGACACTATATTCTTTCCTGTAGCTTTGAGATTTAGTCTTACAGATGGATTATTCCCAACTCCTAATAGAGAATCTATCAGATATACTAAAGAGGGTAAAGAGATCATCTTGAAGAAGATAACAGACCTTGCTAACTTCTTTGTTAACAAGTATAATGAATCTGTTCAGGATACAGATGATATTAACACTCTTATGGATTTCTATTCTAATGAGCGTAGGAATGTAACCATCTTGAATGCTAAATATGATGCAGGATTGTTATCAAAGTTTGCCACTGTTAAGTTTAATGAACCAAAGCTTAAAGGTATTAATATTCTTGATATGAAGAAGATTCATAGAAACAGAGAATACATCTTAGGTGAGTATGAAGTTAAATATAGAATAGATCGTGGTAAGTGGAGAGAGTGTAAAACTTATTGGGATATTGATATTTATAGATATAATAGTAATTATAATAGTAATAAATCTAAAACCACTTATATTTATACTGAAAGAATCTCTGGACATAAGAAAGATTATGTAAAGAGTATTTCTCCTTCCTCATGGAATGATCAAACTATTATTGTTAAGAAGAATAAATCATTCAAGCTTGGTAGTGTTAGAGCTTCTACAGATTATGCAACCTATATGGACATTCTTAATCTAAGAACTATTCCAAAGGCTCAATGGAGAGATGCTATTAAGGAATTCCATTCTATTATAGAGATGTATAAGAAAGATTGGAAAGATCTTGATGCATTGGTGGTTCCTCAAACATTTATTGATAGCAAAAAGAAAGTGAGAGTTAAGATAGGAGCTGTTCCTGGTCAAAGAAGACAGAAGCTTAAAGGTGAAATCACTGGTAAAGAAGCTAGACAACTTGATAGAGATGTTCAAGGTCAGAATTGTAAGTTTGTTCCTACAGTTTATCAGTTAGAGAATGCTCATAAACTTCCATGTTTGCATGTTTATGGTTCTCAAGCAGATAAAACAAGACTAGATCATTTGTATGGTGCGTTTACTAAATGTAAGAAAGACATTAAATTCATCATATTCTCTGAGAGAGAACTTGCTAACTTGGAGAAAATAGAATTGCATAACTGGATAAAACTTGATAAATTTATGGAAGGGATAAACAAACCATTTAAGAGAATTGTTACAGCTCATCTTATAGGAAATTTGAAGCGTGATTATAAGCCTGTATTTAATAAGATGGAGAATATGGAAGATATTTCCAAAGATCTCTACACTAAGATAAAAACTCTTTGTGATTATGAGCGTACTTATAATCCAGGATATATGTCTGGAGATACAGAGAAGATTATTTTCACTACACTTTTAGAAATAGGTGAGAAGAACAATCTATTTGATGGTGATGTCTATCCTATCTATCAGGAAGTAAAGACTATTCTTGAGAAGTTTCCATTTATTAAGTCTGTGTTTGATGTAATGAGCAATTATCATTACAATCAACCTTTACAACAAGTTGTTGTTGATTTATTAAAGTATAACAAACATAGAGTGAATCTAGATCATTATACCGTTAAGCTTACAGAAGATCTTCCACTAGAGCAAGTATTAACTGAAGAAACAGTTGAAGAATTAGCAGATTAACAAAAGGGGGAGAACTTCTCCCTCCTTATTTATATTTTATTTAATATTTAAAAACAAAAAACATGAGTAACTACAGCATGGATTGGTTCAAACAAGAACTAGCAAAATTACAGTTGGAAGAACAAAGAATTAAGAATGAGATGTTGAAGATTGAAATGGAGCAAAAGAGAAAAGAGATGTTAGAAGATGAAGATGAAGGATGTGATTGTGATGAGGATGATGTGTGGAATGAGAATTACAGTGATGAGGATGATTATGATGATGAAGAAGATGATTATGTTCCATATGTAAAACCTTACATGCATCTTAAAATGGTGAATGATGTATTGACTATCGTTCTAAATGATGGTCAGATCATCAGTAAGCCCAATGCTACACAGGATGATTACAAAGCTGCAACACAAGCAACATGTGAAGCAGACTTATTTACACTTGTTATGTCTCAAGAGGTTAAAGATGACAAGATGAAAAGAGATGCTGAGATATCCAGACTTAAGGCTATTAAAGAGGGAATGGAGAAGCTTGCTAATTTCAAGGATTTTGTAATAGATGGTAATTCTATCTATATCAAAGGAATTAGTAGAAGTCTTCCTCAGATTATTGTAGAAGAGTTCTTAGCTATCATTGGTGCTTATTCTAATATTGGAATTTCTAACTCTGAGATAGAAAATTCTCTACCATTTAATGAGAGCTACCAAGGTCTTAAAAGGTTCTTTATGTGGTGTTGCTTAAACCCAAGAGCAGAAGTTGCTCATGAGTTATATCGTTTCTTGAAAGAGAACTCATTCAGAATCACTAAGCAGGGATTCTTTGTTGCTCTTAGAAATGTGGTTAGCTTATGTGATGATACAGCTCTAGTGGATTTTGTAAGTAATTCTTACAATAAGATTAAGGCTATCTGGAAGAAAGATCCTTCTCAGTTTAATGTGTGGAAAGATAAGAATGATTTCCATTTCTTACAAAACGTTGAATATGTAGGATCAGATAGAGACACTACATTCTTTGTAGGAAATTTAACTGAGTTATATCTTGAGCTTCCTCAAATGAAGAATAATCGTTATACAGATGCATGGACTAAGACATTTGATATTCGTGTTGGTGTTCCTGTAAATATGCCCATCAGTGAGTGTAACTGGAGCACACAAGATTGTGCAGCTGCAGGATTACATTTTACAGCTGATCATATCAACTATGTAGGATGTGGTGATACATCTATGTTAATCTTGATCAATCCTATGAAGGTTGTAGGTATTGGTGAGCACAAGGGTAGATGCTATGAGTATCTTCCTCTTATGACTGTACCTACAGAAGAATCTACAACTATTCTTCATGATCTTAACTTTGACACTCTAGAGCTAGATGATCAGTATGCTGTTCGCGAATTGGAAACATTAGCTGAGAGAGCACAAGCAGGATTTGTAGCAGAATCTCGTAAATATGATTTTAACATTCCTAACATCTCTATTACAGAGATTAAAGGAATAGCTGCTTCCCTTGAAGAAATGAAGGGTGAGATAGTTAATAGAGTTAAATCTATCATCTAAATTAGGAATGTAGCCCACTTATTCGTATATTTGTGGGCTACATTTTTTAATTATTTATATGGCTACAAAGAAAAAAGCATCCTCAAAACCTAATTTACGCACGTCCTCAAAACCTAGGAAAGGCACAACACCTAAGACTAGAAATGCTGGAAGTATGACAGAATCAGCTTTCTGGTCCTTCATTAGAAGTGGACTTAGGCAAAAAAGCAGATTTTGGAAACCAATTACACAATGCAAATTAGCAGCTCGTAGGCCTTATAAAGGACCAAACAAGAGACAGAAATTTGAATATTTGTGCAATGTTTGTAATAAATGGTTCCCAGAGAAGAAAATAAACATTGATCATATACAACCAGCAGGTTCATTGAGATGTGCTCAAGATCTACCAGGATTTGTAGAAAGACTATTCGTAGAAGTTGGAGGGTTACAAGTATTGTGTTCTACCTGTCATGACAAAAAAACAGCAAAAGAAAGAGAAAATAGATCATAAAATATTTGGTAGTTTGCTTTTTCTTTGTTATATTTGTCATATGAAAACATACTATTTATATCTTAAGGAAAGCCCTATTGGTTTAAAATACCTAGGCATTACAACAAGAGACCCTTACAAGTATCTAGGAAGTGGTAAATATTGGAAAAGACATTTGAAAGCTCATAATTTCTCAGCTTCAGATATTAAAACAGAAATAATTTTTTCTTCTACTATAGAAGAGGAAGTAAATACTGTTGCTTTAGAATATTCAGAAAAGTTTAATATAGTAGAATCTGAAGATTTTGCTAATCTTATGCCTGAGTCTGGTATGGATTGTACTTTAGGTAGACCTTGTTCAGAAGAAGCTAAACGTAAAATTAGTGAATCTAATAAAGGAAGACAGCTTTCTCAAGAAAGTATTGCTAAAATACTTAAGAACAGAAAGTCTAACAAAGGATTTAAACATTCTGAAGAAACTAAAAGAAAACTATCTGAGTGGAGAAAAGGTAAAAAACTTTCTAAAGAAACTATTGAAAAGATGGTAGCTAAAACAAAAGGATCTAGATTACAAGCTCACTTTAAAAAAGTCCATCAGTATGATTTAGAGGGTAATTACTTAAAGTCTTTCCCAAGCATTACAGATGCTATCAAAGAATATCCTTGTGATATTTATAATGCAGCATCCAGAAGGCATTTTACAGCTGGAGGATATCAATGGAGATTGTATAAACAAGAAAACATTGGTGCTTTTTCAAGAACTTGTAAAACAGTTTATCAATATTCCTTAGACAACACTCTAATTAGGGAATGGAATGGTACAAAAGAACCTTCAGAAGAATTAGGTATTCACAGAGGAGCAATTAGAAACTGCTTATCTGGAATATCTAAAACTGCTGGAGGTTATGTTTGGAAATATTAAAAAAATAAATAACTATGTACACAATTAAATGGACAGAAGAGAAAAAACAAAAAGCTATTGATATGCTTACAAAGTACTTTGAAGAACATGGTGTAGGTGAATGTATAATGCAAAGTGATGACGCTATTATATCAGCACCCGATTTCCTATCTGATATAGCAGATGAAGTTCTTATAGAGGGAGAAGGAATTATTTTTAATGAAGAAGATTAGTTTAAAAAACTAAATCACAATATTAAAACTCAAAATGAAAAGAATGGACGATAAACAACATCTAACAAAAGAAGAGATAGAAGCTGAAGGATGGAAAGAACTGTTTAAAAATCATTATGTTAATGCTAAAAAAGAGATGTTTTTAAAATTGTATTTTGGATATCATTACGATGAAGTAATGTCTTTTTCAATATCTATATATAATGATGAGGGAACATTTTTTAGAGGAAGTTGTCCAAATTTAGATGTTTTTAAAACGATTTGTAAACTATTAAGAATTTAACATGGAAGATAAACAGTTAAAAGTTTCTATCAACAAAGAACCTTCATTCACAGAGATTTGGTATGAAGGATTTATTGAGCTCAATGGAGAAGAACATAAATTCTGGCTTATACATCCTAAAGGACTAGATCCTAATGGTTTGGAATATGAAATAGACGTTAGATGGTTTTTCCAAAGAGTTCCTAGAGAAGTGAGGGCTATGGTCCCATATATTATTGACGCATTTAAACAAAAAGTATGAGTATATCAGGAAAAACAAACACAGAAGCACACTACAGGGCTGTAAGCCTTGATAGTTCCTCCAGTCTTAAAGAGTTTTCTTTAGACAGAAAGAAGTATTACAAGAAGTATATACTTGGAGAAAGGGTAGAAGATAGTGATAGCAAAGCTGCTACAGTTGGCAGGCTTGTAGAAACACTTCTTCTTGAACCAGAAGAATTTGATGGTAGATTTTATATGTCTACATGTATGGATGCTCCTACAGGCTTAATGCTTGCGTTTGTAGAAGGATTGTATAAATATACAATGGAAGCTACAAATGAAGCAGGAGAGGTTACCAGAAGCTTTGAGGACATCTGTAAGGATGCTCATGCTGAGTCTGGATTTAAAATAAAGCTTGAGACAGTCCTTGGTAAGTTTATAGGCTCTGATGCAGAGATCTATTACAAAGAGATGAGAGAAGTTAAAGCTAAGGGATTAACAGTTGTTACATCTGAGGATATTAACAATGCTGAGAAGATTGTTCAGGAGCTCAGGAACAACTTTGCTACAAAAGATGTAGTGAATCTTGTAAACAGCAGTAGATATTCTGTACAAAATCAGATTCAGATTGAAGGATATGAAGTGGATGGACATGCTTTTAAGAGTATGATGGATAAGGTGATTGTAGATCATAATGAGCGTACAGTACAAGTGTATGATCTTAAGTGCACCTGGTCTGTAGAGAACTTTTATGAGGAGTATTATCTCTATCGCAGGGCTTATATTCAAGCTTATCTATATTACAAAGCAGCAATCTATTTAACTATAGATCCTGAGGCTGAAATTTATGGATATACTGTTAATCAACCAAGGTTTATTGTTTGTGATAGCACCAACTATATGAATCCCTTGATATACACTCTTACAGATTCAGATCTTATGGATGCATATGAAGGATTTGAATATAAAGGACGTAAGTATCCTGGTGTTAAGAAGCTGATTGAAGATCTTAATTGGGCTATTGAGACAGACACATGGAACATCAGCAGAGAAAACTATATTGCTAACGGTTTGGTAAATTTAAAAGGAGGAAATTAATGGAGATAAAAAAGACAATAACCAGTATATTCATGGTCCCAACTTTGGGAATAAAGAAGGAAGATCTGAGAGATAATGGCATGATTAATGGTTATTCCAGAGATGGAAACAGAGATGTGCAATATGAGAATTCCATCTATCTCTTATTTAAGCCTACAGATCTTGATAAATTCAGAACATTCTTAGATGATGAGTATGAACGTACAAAAGATGTAATAGATGATTATGATTATGAAGGAGGATATGTTGTAGTGGTTTATAAACTCAATCCTAAGTTTAAAAGAGATTTTGGATTTATAAGAGAAGGTATGTATTCTAAAACCACTCCTGAATTCCAAGCTTTATTTCCTAAGATTGTTAAGATTAAACGTGGAGGACTGCATAAAGATGAAATCAGTCTCCAGTATAGAGTGTTTAATAAGACAGAAGATCTTAAGAAGTATTGGGAAGATAAGCTTGATATGGAATTTGATGATGATTGGGAAGTTTGGGATGGTTTTGAATTAGACAAAGAAACCTTATTTATTGACAAAATTAAAGAACATGTTTAAAGAAGATTTATTAAAGAAGCTCATCAGTGATTTTGGTGAGATTCAAGCTGCATTATATTGCAGAATGGAAAGTGCAAAGAATGCCTATCTATTTGAAGATTGTGTTAAAAGAGGTGAAGACACCATCTGTACACAATATGATTATGAAAGAGATTGGTGGAAAGATGCAGAGAAAAAATTATCAGATAACATTAAAATTTAAATTATGGAAATGATTAATTTATTAGAAGAACATCCCAAAACAGCCACTGTTTTAAAGCAGTGGTTATTGGAGAGGTTATTAGAGTCTATGAAAGACAGTTCTGTTCCTGAAGAGTTTAAAGAACTTGCAAGAGAACAGGGTATAGACAATGATAGAGTGGCAGGTATATTAGGTAATACTCCTAGAGCATTATTTGATATATTTGATGACCATAAAATCTATGTAGAAACTTTACATGAAACTACAGGTTTTTGGTGGAAGATTAAAGACAGTAAAGATTATATTCGCTTAGCATCAGATCCCTATCCTATTAGGAAAGAATCAGATACAGAAGCTATAATTGAAGCATTTAAACTATTGGAGGAAAAATTATGAGAGATCAAGTAGTAGATAATGTTATAGATAAGTTCTATGAGAGAAGTCAGATTGGTATTACCAAGTATGGAACCACTCTGTATAACAATGATCAAGATAACTATTTCAAGCATTTACAAGAAGAGCTTATGGATGCAACTCTCTATCTTCAGAAACTTATGGATCTGAAGCAAGAACTAACCATTCTGGTTAAAATACATCCTAATGATCAAAAACTTGGAGAAGCTATAAGAAAATTAGTTAGCTAATATTTTTTAAAATTTTGGTTATTAACTTGAAGGGTTGTAATTTTGCAGCCCTTCATTTTTTAACCTTTAAAACAACACACATTTATGGATTTAGGCTTAGAAGCGTTGAGTAATCTCACAATTTTTAGTAAGTATGCAAAGTTCAACTCTGAACTTAAAAGAAGAGAAACCTGGGATGAGATAGTGGACAGGTATCAGAACATGATGATAAAGAAATATCCATCATTGAAAGACGCTATCATAAATGCAGCTATGGCAATTAGAGAGAAAAAGGTGTTACCATCTATGAGAGCTCTACAATTTGCTGGTCCAGCTGCTGAGGTTAATAATGCTCGTATCTATAACTGTTGCTACCTACCTATGGATGATTACAGATCATTCTCAGAAACCATGTTCTTGCTATTAGGAGGAACTGGTGTGGGATATTCTGTACAGAAGCACCATGTAGAACAACTTCCTTCTATCACAAAGCCTGGAAAGAAAAAGACCTATCTTATAGAAGATTCTATTATGGGATGGGCAGATGCTGTTAAAGTCTTATTCAAAGCCTATATGGAGGGTAAATTTATGCCCATATTTGACTTTAGAGCTATTAGGCACAAAGGTGCTAGACTTGTAACAGCTGGTGGTAAAGCACCTGGTCCTGAACCATTAAAGATATGTCTTGCACATGTACAAGCTATTCTTGATAGAAAGGAAGAAGGGAGTAAACTTACACCTCTAGAATGTCATGATATATTGTGTCACATTGCTAATTCTGTATTAGCTGGTGGTATCAGAAGGTCAGCTATGATCTCTTTGTTTAGCCATGATGATGAGGAAATGATTACATGTAAATATGGATCTTGGTGGGAAACTAATGAACAAAGAGGTAGAGCTAATAACTCTGCTGTTTTAAAGCGTGACCAAGTGTCACAGGATGAGTTTCAGGCTCTCTGGAAGAGAATTGAGGCTTCTGGAAGTGGTGAACCTGGTATCTATTGGACCAATAATGAAGATTGGGGAACTAACCCATGTT